GCAGTGACTGCCAATAACAACGTGTTGTCCGGACAAGTTAAAATTTATAAATCTGGAGTACTGTCTCAGACTATAACCGGAACTAATTTATATTTTGGAAACAGCATAGATATCTCAGATAATGCAGATTATTTGATAATTTCCGATAGTCTTGCAGATAATGAAAAACAAAATAGCGGAACTGTAAATGTTTATAAATCTACAGAATTTGTATTTGTGCCATATCAAACATTAAAAAATCATCAACCGGAAAATTCTGGATACTTTGGAAGCAAGATTGCATTTATAAATGATTATAAAACAATTGTTGTTTATAGCTCTGATGAAGATACAGTATTAAAAACTATCTTTGATGAAAACACAACAATTTTTGACAAAGATTCTACAAATATATCACAGTTAGCCGCTGAGTCGGGCCGAATTGATGTATATGATATGTATGAAACTAAATGGATTTATAGTGAAACTTTAGAGAATCTTCAAACGGCTGGTTCTGGATTCGGCACTGCCATCGCCACTAGTAATAATCACATTCTTGTAACAGCACCTTTTGAATTTGATCAAAATTTACAATCAGGCATAGTTATTGATTACGAGAAAAAAGAAAATACATTTAGCTGGACAATTAAGCATCAGCAAAAAGCAATACCAGATCCTTATAAAATAAAATCTGCGTTTTTATACAACAAAGCCATAGGCAAGCTAGTAAAATATATAGACATTATAGATTTGGCACAAGGAAAGATTGCCGGGCCAGCCAGAGAAGAAATCAAATATTCCTGTTATTACGATCCGGCCACATATTCCGTGAGCAACGCTAACGACGATGTAACAGTGGATGCTGATGCGCCCTGGGGCAAGGCACAAGTTGGTTATATCTGGTGGGATTTACGCACCACAAAATTAATTGATGCATATGACGATTCAGTCGTATATAGAAACAGTGTATGGAATTCATTAGCAGTTGGAGCATCTGTAGATTTGTATGAATGGGTTGAGAGTACACTGTTACCAGCGGCCTGGGACAAAGAATCAGATACCGAAGCTGGTTTTGCTAATGGTATCAGTGGTAAAAGTCTATACGGAAACAATGTTTATTCTATTAAAGAAAGATTTGACACTGGAACTAATACAAAAAAATACACCTACTATTACTGGGTAAAAAACAAAAAAACAATTCCTAACATAACTGGTAGAAATTTATCCTCAAGCGATGTTGCAAGTTTAATTGAGAATCCCCGGGGATCTAATTACACATATCTTGCGTTGACTGGCACTGACTCGTTTAGTTTAGTAAACGCCTCTAAGTATTTGAAAGAGTCTGATGTAGTGTTGTCAGTAGAGTATTGGACTACCACTGAAACGTCTCAAAATATACATAGCCAATGGAAAATTATTAATGCCGATCCTAGCACAACAATACCTGCACCTCTTGAACAAAAATGGTTTGACAGTTTGTGCGGAAAGGATGAGATGGGTAGGGATGTGCCCGATGTAAATTTACCAGAAAAACTTCGTTACGGTGTGGAAAATAGACCCAGACAAGGTATGTTTATCAATAGGTTTGAGGCATTGAAACAGTTGATAGAAGAAGCCAACGCAGTACTGTTAGAGAATCCAGTATTGTACAGTAGAAACAAAAGCATTGCAAACATTGATGCTAAAGAGACAGCACCTAAATTAGACTCTGGGTTGTATGATAGTGTTCAAGATACTTCCGAAGAATTACGATTTGTCAACGTTGGTGCTTTTAGAAGACCGGTAATAAATGGTTGTGTTATTGTTGACGGCAAAATCACAGATATTGATATTTCTTATAGTGGCCGTGGATATCTAGTTGCGCCTTATATCTCAATATTAGGCAACGGCGAAGGCGCAGTAGTTCGAGCAGTTTTAAGCAGTAACGGGACAGGACAGATTATTGGGGCAACTATTATAAATCCAGGCGAAGGCTACGATGCCAATACTATTGCCACAGTACGCGACTATTCTACATTAGTAACAACTGATGCAGGTGCCCAAGGAGTTTGGAGTATATATTCATATGATCCATATGGAAAAATTTGGTCTCGAACAAAATCTCAATCGTACAATGTAACAGCCTACTGGAGTAAAACTAATTGGTTTGCATCTGGTTACAATCAATTCACTGCCATTGATCATGCGGTAGATTTGACTTCAGATTTAAAAACACTAAATGATACTGTAGGACAAATTGTCAAAGTAGGAACAACTGGCACTGGTTGGTCGCTATTGGAAAAAATATCCGATGTGGAATCTTTTGACTACACACAAATGTACAAAGTAGTTGGTTTAGAAAACGGCACAATACAATTGAGTCCTGCACTATATCAATCCTCAAATAATAGCACTGGATTTGATGGCACAACGTACGATGGAATTGCATTTGATAACAGCCCTAATTTAGAACTACGAATCATTCTGACATCGTTAAAAAATGATATTTTTATTGATGATTTAAAAATAAAATACTTAAACTTGTTTTTCACCACAGTAAGGTATGCATTAAGTGAACAGGTTTATCTAGATTGGATATTTAAAACAAGTTTTATCAAAGCTAGACACAATGTTGGAACGTTATCAACTCCAGTAACATACAACAATGACAATTTGGCAAATTTTCAAGATTATATAAGCGAGGTAAAGCCATTCAAATCTAAAATTAGAGAATATATCAGTGGTTACCAGTTGATAGATTCAAATCCTACTATGGTTTCCGATTTTGATTTGCCGCCCATATACAGAAACAATGCAATAACAACAATTTCTACCAATGTTTCTCATGGCATCATAACCGCAGATGATGCCTCCATAAGACAAAATCCTTGGAAAAACTGGCTAGATAATGTTGGATTTATTGTAACTGATATAAAAATTATTAATGGCGGATCTGGATATATTGCAGAACCGGTTGTTAAAATTACAAATGATTCCGGAAATGGTGCCACAGCGCGAGCATTTTTTACAAATGGAGTTATCAATCGAATCATAATACTTACACATGGTGCCGGATATTTATCATCTCCGACCGTGTCAATTATAGGTGGTTTATCATCAAATGGTATTGCGGCCCAAGCAGTTGCAATTATTGGAAATAGCGTGTCTTCCTCGCAACAGCACGGTGTTGTTAGATCTAGTTTGATTAAAATAAAATTTGATAGAATAACAAGTTCTTATTTCTTTGTGAATTTAGAAGAAACTGAATTTATTAATACTAATGGAAATTTACAATATAAACTGACTTATGCTCCCGATACTGTTATTGGAACAGCGACAGTCACAATTAGCAACGATCGATCAGACCGTGGCAGGATTCCAATATTGAGAGAAAATTATAAATTAACAACAGTTGCAACAACAAAAGATTATACCAAATATTCTGGACTGTTAACATTTGCACCAGGAACACAGCCGCCAGCCGGACAAATAATTAAAATTGTTTATTTAAAAAATCAATCTTTGTTAAATGCCGCTGATAGAATACATCATTATTATAATCCACAAAACGGTGATATTGGCAACGATTTATCTCAACTAATGAACGGAGTAGATTATGGTGGTGTAATAATACAGGGACTTGGATTTGATGTCAGTTCTGGATGGGGATCTACTCCTTGGTTTACAGATAAATGGGATAGTTTTGATCCATTGTTTGATGACTATGTAGTAACAGTTGCAGCCAATACTCATTCATTCACCCTGCCTTATACTCCCAGTTTGGGAACCAAAATTAACACATACTATGTGGGATTAGAAGTGACCACAATACCTGTGGTAACTGATTTGTTAACTTATCCATACGCTTATATTGGAGCCAATCCTACTGCAACATTGGTAAGAAATGTTGCGGCTGGCGGTATATCAACAAACTATATTCCAGTGGGCACATATGATTCAACTTCAGTTATTGTAAAGGTAGCTAGTGTTTCTGGAATACTGCCAGGCATGTCGGTATTAGGAGTTGGATTTAGTTCAAAACAAATTGTATTATTAACTAACCCTACAACTAATACTGTTACTTTAAGTGCGCCGCCAAATACGCAACCCAACGGAACACTGTATTTCACTAAGAGTATTGCAGGTTCCACTACATTGTCGGTAAGCAGTACTGCGGGATTAAAAATTGGCGATAAAATATCCACATCTTCTGCACCTTCGTTTGGTGTTGACACCGTAGTTAAAACAATTATAAACAGTACAGAAATACTGTTAAATCAAATAATTTACGTCACAGTTCCCACAGCATCGACTTTGGTATTTACTAGACCTTTGATCAAATATACTGATATAGTAATTTCCAGTGGATTTGTTAATTTAAAAACTTCTTTGATTTCTGGAAGTGTCATCAACATCACTAGCACACTACCAAGTATCAAATTAGATGATGAGAATTTTGGGACCCCGCAACAAACCAACGCCAACTCAGTGATGTCTACATTCATTGGCAATGGCAATTTGAATACTATAACTATTCCTAATACATTTGTAGTGAAAACTGGCGACAAATTCATACTTCGAAAAAGCACCAGTGATGGTTCAATAATTCCTCAAGATACTGATTATGATTCTTTGATAACTGGAGGCGATATCAATTATGCCACTGCATCAGGTTTGAACGCCGATGATATTCTAGTTGACGGTGACGGATTTGTAACACCAACCACTAGCCCTGCCCCAGAAGAAGTAGTGCCTGGTCAAGTGATTGATGCAGTTGCTATCAAAGTATATGATCAGCCAAATTCAGGTGCTGCCAATATAAAAGTTGATAATTTTATTGGAGATTCGCTAACCAGTACATTTAAAATATCTCAAACTCCAAACAACGCAGAATCAATTGTTGTTAAGAAAGGCAATACAATTTTAAATACAGATCAATATACCATCGATTATAAAAATAGAACAGTAACACTGATAGACGTTCCTCCTGTAGGAGAAATAACAAGCATTTATAATATAGGTTTTAATGGAAATAATATTTTAGATATTGATTATTTTGTTGGGGACGGCTCCACTACTGAATTTATTACCAAGGCTCCGTGGTTATCAGAAATTACTAACATTGTATATTTGAATGGTGTGGTTGCAACTCCTGATTTATTCCGAACAGATGCAAGTTATCAAACTGCAAACCGAGTTGCTTTGAGATTTGCAACACCACCTGGCAATAGTGCATTAATAAATTACGTTATTGTTTCAGGCAACCAACAAACATTTGCAATTACCAAAAAAGAAAAAATTGTTCCAACTGGAACAAATACTTATAAACTAGCATTTCCAGTTGGAAATAATTTGCCAGCTGAAGCAAATATGATTGTTAGAGTAAATCAAAGTATTTTGCCTTCGCCCGTTAGCAGTTATTTTACTATAAAAAACAACAAATTATCTTATAAAATTGATCCGGCAAAGATAATTCCTTATTCTACTCCTATCACAAATATTTTAGTATTTGTTGGAACAACCACACTAAAATTAGGAACTGATTACACAGTAGACCCAGGTGGCTTGACTATTAAAATAAACAAAATAACTTATGCAACCTATGTTAATAAAACTTTAGTTGTCACAGCAAACAATTCGCAAGGTTATGTGTATGATTCGATTAATAATACAATTGTATTTTCACAATCTTATACTAGCTCTGATTTAGTTGAGGTTATCAGTTCATACAATCATGATATATTAGATATTCAAAGAACTGCAATCACAATCAGTACCAACTTATCAATAACACAAAATTCAACAGAATATTACACTTATAGAGAATCGTTATCGGGATTAATCGCGCTTGACCGAACAGTGATTTCTGATGAATATGTTTGGGTTGTAAAAAATACCACATTGCTGGCACCATCGGTGGATTACAAACTGAATGATGACAAACAAAGTATCCAGTTGGCAAACACTCCTGCCATCAGCGATGTGTTTACATTGATTACATTTGGCAGTAATGTTTTGGGTTCAACCATATCATACATGCAATTCAAGGACATGTTGAATAGAGTACACTACAAACGATTGAGCAAAAATAAACAAACCAAATTGTTGCAACCTTTACTATTCAACGATACTTCAATTGTAGTGAACAATGCAAGCAATTTTGACATTCCAAACACCGCAATTAATCGTCCTGGTATAATTGAAATTAGAGGAGAACGTATTGAATATTTTTCACTTGTTGGTAACACGTTAAGCAAATTGCGTCGAGGCACTTTAGGAACTGGAGTTCCGGCACTGCACAAAACTGGAACGTTGGTGCAAGACATCGGGCCATCAGAAACCTTGCCATACACTGAATCTTCTGTAATACAACAAATAGAGTCAGATGGTTCTGCTATTATCAATTTAAATTTTGTTCCCACAAAGGTAGCAGAAACGGCTGTGAATTTCAAAATCAATCGTCAATACAAAATAGTTACACTAGGCACAACAGACTGGAATATAGCTGCCAACACCACCGGGGTGTTATATGCTGTTGGAGATATTGTCACAGTGAGCAAATCAGCTTCGGGATCGGGCACTGCAATATCCACGTCTTACGGTCAGTGCGATGAAATTGAAGTATTCATTGGGGGTTACAACATTGATACAGTATGGTCTTTCAATACAACCTATGCAATTGGCACAATAGTTATTTCAGGTAGTTACACATATCAAGCAACTGTTGCACATACCAGCAACACAACTTTCAAACAAGATTATGATTTGGGATATTGGAAGTTATTTGTTGGAAATACAAGACTAAAGAAAATACCTTACAAAGTTTATCACGAATTACAAAATTCAACAGCATCTTTGAATCCCAGTAATTTTGAACAGATAATGGATGCTGAATTCACTGTGGATGGTGTTTCTGCGGCTGTTCGATTGACAACTCCCGTTGATGTGGGCGTAAAGGTAACAGTTGTTAAGAGAATGGGCACCCAATGGGACAGCATGTTAAATATACAATACGACTCGGGTGCCATAACTGAATTTTTGAAAGCAACGCCGGGCATCTGGTATTCAGAAAATTCAACGTTTGGGCTAGCACCTTAGTTGATTATGCTACATTAAACTAGCAGATAATAATACTTGATAAATATAATACAAAGAGAGTCTACTATGCAGAGTCAAGAAACAACTGGAATGCACATCGAAGGGCACATTAAAATATGGGATCCCGAGTCTAAAACCGTCTATATTAACAAACGCAATGCAATTCATTATGAAAACATCAGCATTGCCTTAGCAAATAGTATAGCAAATAGCGGCAACGGATTTGTTTACGAAATGGCGTTTGGCAATGGCGGAACAGCCATAGATCCAACTGGCATTATAACATATCTAACACCAAACAGTTCAGGATCTAATGCCAGTTTATATAATCAAACTTTTCAGAAAGTAGTTAATCAAAATTCTGTTAATAACAAAGACCCCAGCAGAAACTTCATTGAAGTAAGACATGTTACTGGAACAAATTACACTGATGTGTTTGTAACCTGTTTGTTAGACTACGGAGACGGCAATACTTCAGGACAGCAGGCTTTTGATAACGCAACAGATGCAAACGGGTCGTTTGTGTTTGATGAATTGGGGTTAAAGTCCTATAGTGCTAGCGGAACCAGTTTACTGTTAACACATGTAATTTTTCATCCGGTACAAAAAAGCCTTAACAGATTAATTCAAATTGATTATACTGTGCGAATACAAAGTTTAACTGGTATTGTAGGAGTATAACACATGAGTTATCAAGTTACATACACTGAAACAACTAATCCTGCCAAACCTGCGTTAACAGTAGCAGATCAAACTTTAAATTCTCAAACAAGTCTAACTTTTGTAGGAAAGAATTATGCGGGATATGCCCCAGTTGTGGCAAATAATTTCTTACACTTATTAGAAAATTTTGCAAATAACAATCCTCCTGCAAATCCAATTGAAGGACAATTGTGGTACGATAATACCAGTGGGGTTAGTTTATTAAAAGTATTTGACGGAACAATTTGGACATCAGCAGGATCTGTAAAAAAAGCAGGATCGGCACCGTTAGCCGCCAATAGTAATCCTGGAGATTTATGGGTGAATACTACAACAGCACAACTGTATGTGTTTTCTGGTAGCAACTGGCTATTGGTTGGCCCGCAGTTTAGTTCTGGAAGTTTAACAGGCACTGTAGTTGATACTATAATAGATACTTCAAATGTAAGTCACAGCGTAATATCTTTGTATGCAAACAACTATCAATTAGCAATCATAAGCAAAGAAACATTTACTCCAAAATCAACTATTGTTGGATTTACTACTATTAACCAGGGATTTAATCTCAGTTCTGTTGATTCAGACAGCACTACAAGTTTATCAAGGATATGGGGAACTGCAAATAATGCTGATGCATTACTAGTTAACGGGGTTTCTGTACCCTCTGCAAATTTTGTAAGATCCGACATATCTGGCACTAGTAATTTTCCGCTAACACTCAGAGCCGATGGAGGCCTGACTATCGGCAATAACTCCAGTTTTAACATTGGTCGAGATGGAACTAGTACAATTTTATATTCTAAATCCAGTGGCGACAGTGTGGATTTCAAATTAAATAATAACGGCTCACCAGTAACTGTGTTACATATCAGTGCGTTGGCACGGGTAGGAATTGGATCAAATAACACTACTCCTACAGCCACACTGGATGTTGCTGGCACATTTACTGCTAGTGGCGACTTGTCAGTGACAAGTCTTACAGAGTCTACTTCAGCAACCACCGGCAGTATTAAAACTGTTGGCGGCCTTGCAGTAGGTAAAAAATCTACATTAGGTGATGATGTCACAATAAACGGCCAATTATATTTAAATTGGTTAAACGGCACCAGTGGTTTACCAGAACCTGGTTCGGCATTATTACCAAGTACCACCAATATTTACGATATTGGATCATCAGAATTATCATTTAGAAACATATATGCTGATTCGTTTGTAGGAAATTTTTCTGGAACATTTACTGGAACATTACAAGGCAGTATTAGCGGATCAGCCGCACGACTTGCTAGTCCGACAGTTTTCAGTATGCAAGGCGATGTTAGTAGTGACGCCATCAGCTTCACTGGACAAAGTGCATTAGGAACTGCAACATTTACAACATCAATTAGCCAAAATTTTATCAGTAACAAAACAGCCGCAACTGATTCGTTGTTGTCTGATCAATTGTTGGTTTATCGTACTGGTGGCAGCAGTTTATTGAGAATGACCAAAGAAACATTATTGAGTCATGTGGCCACAGTTCCAGTTGGTGTAATAATGCCATATGCAGGCACTGTGGTTCCAAACGGTTATTTGTTGTGCGACGGCAGTGAAGTTAAAACAGCCGATTATCCAGCATTGTACGGAGTCATAGGATACACTTATAAATCAGCTTCTCTGTTATTGGGTGCCGCAACATTTGCATTGCCTGATTTGAGAGGAAGATTTCCTCTAGGTAAAGACAGCATGGACAACGGCCAGCGTATTCCTTCAAAAGATGATATTGGCGTGTTGATTGATGCAGGCGGCGGGTCTGCCAACAGAGTCACCGACGTTACCGCTGACATAATTGGTACGGGGTCTGGTTCTCAAACGGTCACGTTGTCAATTAATAATTTACCAGATCACAAACATAATCTCAGTAGTGCTTCTGCACAATATTATGCGGCAGGTTTGCCGGGCGGTGTTAGTGACACGGCTGCGGTTCCTGGACTTGGTTTATCAAATTCAAGCACTGGATCTGGATTGCCCAACAGCGGAGGAATTATTTCAAGCACGTTAGGGTCAGCAGTTACAATAATGAATCCGTATACAACTATAAATTATATAATTTTTACTGGTGTCCTATAATGAGTTATACAATTACAAAAACAGATGGTACAACAATAACACAAATTGTTGACGGAAGTTTAGATCAGACTTCAACAGACCTTACACTTATTGGAAAAAATCTTGCAGGCTACGGTATTTTTATCAATGAAAATTTAGTCAAATTATTAGAAAACTTTGCAAGTACTTCTCAACCTTCTTATCCTTTAACTGGTCAGTTATGGTTTGATACTACTGAAAATAGACTAAAGGTGTATGACGGTAATAATTTTAAAGTAAGTGGCGGAACCATTATTTCTAAAACTCCTCCAAGTTCTATTGCGGCCGGAGACATATGGATTGACAGTAGTAGACAACAACTGTATTTCAATGACGGAATATCAACCAAACTTGCCGGGCCAATTTACACATCATCTCAGGGCGTTACAGGATTCAATGCTGAGGACATAGTTGATACTGTTGGAGTTTTACATACTATTTTAAAATTGTATGTATCACAAACTTTATTAGGAATTTTCAGCAAAGACTCTTTTACGCCAGGTTCTGTAATACCAGGATTTTCAGGAAGCATTTCATCTGGATTCAATGTTAGCACACTATCGGGTGTGAAATTCACAGTTCCTACATCGCAAGCAGATGCGTTAAGGGCAGCGGACGGCACATCTCGCACTGCGGCAAATTTTTTATCAACACTCGATGATTCTGCCACAACTGGCACAATATCAATACAAAATGCAGTGCCGTTAGTGCTAGGAGAAGGAGCCAGCACTGAAATCAATGCCACAACTTCCATATTTCAGTTTAAATCAAACACCAGCAATCAAAACTTTGGAGTAAATTTGCTAAGTGGCAGTGGATTAACAACTGCATTTTTTATCAACGCTACTACACAGCGTATGGGTGTATATACTGAACTGCCAACAGCAACTTTGGATGTCAATGGTGATGCTCGTGTTCGAGGTAATTTAACAGTAGAAGGTAATTTAACTTCTATTAACACCACTAATGTTGAAATAGCTGATAAATTAATTGAATTAGCAAAAGTTTCGTCTCCGTCAAATTCCACAGCTAACGGCGGCGGCATCCTGATAGAAGGCGGCACAGACGGTGATAAAACTCTTACGTGGTCAAGTACTGGATCAACGTGGTCGTCTTCCGAAAATTTTAACCTAGCTACCAACAAAACATACAAGATTGCAGGGTTTGATGTGTTAAATCAAACTAGTTTAGGCACAACCGTAGCAAGTGCTCCAGGATTAACCAGTGTTGGAACATTGACTAGTTTGCAAGTTAGTAATTTAAGTTTTAATAATACCACTATTTCTAGTACAAGTGCAAATTCAAACATTGTGTTAAGTCCTAATGGGACTGGAACAGTTAGCATTAATAATGCTAAAATATCAAATTTAGGCACGCCTACAGATCCAGCACACGGTGCCAATAAATCATATGTGGATTATACTGTACGAATAGCCCCGTTAGGACTTAGCGCAGATACTACTGGCTTAACTCCTGCACAAATTGCTACCAGTATACTTGCAAAGATATTTCCACCAACGGATCACGAAACTGGCACTATTTTACGGTTGATTTGTACGGACAAACCAGAATTGGGTACCGATTTAAACAGTAGATATAAACAATTTAATCTAACACCAACTGTAGGTACTACAAAAGAATGGCAATACGGTGGTCCGCTATAACAGCAAATTAACATAAATACTGAAATAAGGAAAAGAGCGCAATGGCATACACTATAAACAGATATAACGGAGCAGTAATTACAGTAGTCGCCGATGGCACTATTGATACCACGCTTGATGTTAAATTAATTGGTAAAAATTATGCAGGATATGGCGAAATACAAAATGAAAATCTAGTGTTCTTGCTGGAAAATTTTGCCAGCCCTACTCAGCCTCCGCGCCCATTATCTGGTCAGGTATGGTTTGACAGTGCTAACAATAAGTTAAAATTTTATGACGGCACAAAATTTAAAACAACTGGCGGCGCTGAAGTTTCTTCAACACCTCCAACTGGATTATCAGAAGGCGATTTCTGGTGGGACAAAGGAAATACTCAATTGTATGCATGGACTGGCACTAGATTTGAATTAATTGGGCCACAAGGTGTTGCCGGTTCAGCAACTACACAAATGCGTTCTGTTAGCTTGACAGATACCAACGGTGCTCCTCATGCAGTTATCCAAGGTATCTCCAACGGACAAACTATTTTTACTATCAGTTCAGATGCAGATTTTACATTAAATGCTGCCGTTAATGCAATTACTGGATTCACAAAAATTCGTCAAGGTATAACATTATGTTACACTAATTCAGAAGGTCCCTTACTGGGACAAACCACAAGCAATCATAGATTTTTTGGAACAGCAACGAACTCAGAAAGATTGGGTGGATACAGTGTCACCGAATTTGTAAGGTCAGGCGCAACCAGTTTTGCTTCTGCAATTAATTTTGCAGATGTGGGATACACTGTTGGCAACCCAGTTGCTAAATTACGTGTATTCAACGACAGTGCTACCACTCCAACAATTTATAATCAGCAAGGCGATACTATTGTTTTTAAAACAACTGTATCAAGTGTAGAAAAAACACCAATGAAATTGGTAGGTACGGATGTATTACCTGGAGTAACCCTTACTTCCAACTTGGGATCACCTACATTAAAATTCAATAACTTGTATGCAAATTACATATATGGTACAATTGAACAAGCAGATAAGTTGACTGTTAACGGCACATACAGATCTGCAAGTACTGATCCAGGTGTTAATACTATTGCTGCCAGAGATGGTGTTGGCACACTTTCAGCAATTTTATTTTCAGGAGTAGCAACCCAAGCTAATTATGCTGACTTGGCTGAAAAGTATCTTGCTGATGCAGAATATGAAGTTGGTACAGTTTTAATGGTAGGTGGAGAGAAAGAAGTTACTGCTTGTGTTATTGGTAGTAGAGCAATTGGTCCAGTATCTGCAAATCCTGCATATTTAATGAATAAAGATTTAGAAAACGGAACAATCATTGCTTTAAAAGGAAGAGTTCCAGTAAAAGTTTCTGGACCGGTGGCTAAAGGTCAACATTTAGTTGCTGGAGCAAACGGCACAGCGCAATCTGCTGGCGCTGGCAATCCCGATACTTTTGCTATTGCACTAGAAACCAACGCTGATCCTTTAATTAAATTAGTTGAATGTTTAATATTATAAAGGAATATTCATGTCTGGCGTAAATACTGCTGTTTTAGCAACCGATTATAATACTATACAATCAAAAGTTAATAATATATTAGGAATTGGTTCAGGAGATTATGGTTATGGACAATCAGTCTCCAGTAGCCAAGTTGCAAGAACCAATAGAATCACGGTGGCTCAGTGGAATGCGTTAAGAACTGATTTGTTGAAAGCACGTAATCATCAAACAAATGTAGATGAAAGCGGACTTTTAACTATTGCATCAACATCAACTCGTATCAAAGAAGCTGATAGGCTAGCATACAGCATATTTGCAGATACCATAACTACAAATAGATTAATAACACCGCCCAGTAGTCAAGCGTCTTTGACAAATTTACAAACTGTGACACGAACAGCTCCTTGGGCCACCACTATCAGCCACCAAGTGACTGTGTCTTTTGCATCTCAAGATGCAGGACGATACTTTTTTAACAGTGGTGGTTCCATCAAATTCAGTTCGTCCATGACCGGATACTCTGCTGGAATTAGTTTGTTAGTCAATCAGTCTTGGGCCACATTACTGGCCAACATGGGTATTATCAGTTTTGGTGCATATTCAACCACACGGAGTGGCACCGGCACAGCCCAAGCCATAGGTTTTTACAATTTAACTACTACTGATCAATTGGTTTTTACCAAACTGGTCGAAGCTGGTAACCAATACACTCCAAATCAATACGATCTTTATGTAAAAAAATCCGGAAATTCCGTCATTTTTACACCCACTTGGAGTTACACATCTGCTGGAAATTACGGAAATTTTGAACCAGCAGATGGCACGTTAACCAGTTTAGTGCAAGCATATACTGCTACCGGTACAAATGTTTCAATAACTGCTCCAACAAGTTCTACAACTAGTTTATAAAATTTGTATTCAAAGTATTTTTAATAACGATACTTTGACAATAAATACATATATAATAGGGGACAACAATGGCAGCAGGAGTCGGATCTAAAGTAGAATATTTAGATTACAATCAAATACAAACCATAATAAACAATGTGTTTGGTGCGGGCTCAGGCGATTATGGCTACGGGCAAACTGTCACTAGTAGCCAAGTTTCTCAATATGCTGTGGTGTCAGTAACTCAGTGGAATTCTCTAAGAAACGATTTGCTCAAAGCTAGACAGCATCAAACTGGGGTAGATGAGTCTGGAAATTTAGGCCTTCCTACACTTGATATTAGACTGACCGACGCAGATCGTGCGGCGTATCTGAGTATGGCAACGTTGATTAGAGATAATAGAACTGTTAGTCCTCCTAGCAGTGAATCTAGTCTGGTAACTTTAATATCATCAAACAGAGCTTCTGGTTGGACCGGTACAGTTAATCAAACAATAACCATAGAATTTGGAACAGCAGATAATCTTCGTTGGTTTTTTAATTCAGGCGGCAACTTTCAATTTAGTGCATCTCTTACTAATTATCCCACTTCCGGCGACAGCAGATTAGTTAGTGAATCTTGGGCAGTGCTGTTGAAAAATATGGGAATAGTAAAACTATCTAACAATTCAACAACCAGTACCGGCACTGGAACCTCAGCAACTAATATTGGTTTTGTTAATTTAAACTCCAGCGATCAATTGATTTTTAGCAAATTAGTCGAAAGCGGAAATCAATATACTCCTAATCAATATGATTTAAAAGCAAGAATATCAGGCGGTTCAGCACTGGTGTTTACTCCTATTTGGTCCTATACTGATGCGGGCAATGACGGCGATTATAGAGTATTTGAACCAGTAATTGGTACACTGACCAGCACTTGTCAGATGTATATTGCTACCGGACAAAATGTAGCAGTTGCATACCCACAAATACAATTCAGCGGTTCATCGTGGACATATTCATCAGCTTATTCAACGCCACCGCCAAGTTATAGCATCCGACCTAATGTTACTTTGGTAAATGAAGGCAGCACAGTTACTTACACTGTGAGCACTGATAACGTATTTAACGGCACTGTGTTGTACTGGAAAAATTTAGGTACTTCCTCGCCGCAAGATTTTGTTGATGGAGCCAATTCTGGATCTGTTACCATAAACACCAATGTTGGAACTATAACAAGAGCAGTACGTGCAGATCTCACAACAGAGGGATCAGAAACTATTATTTTACAACTGCTAACTGGATCTACCGCAGGTGATCCAGTGGCAACCGCTGACACTGTCACAATCAACGACACATCGCTGACTCCTATAAGTTTTTCAATAACACCAAATGTTTTCTCACAAAATGAAGGATTACCGGTTGTTTTCACTATCAATACCACAGGAGTACCAGACGGCACAGTAGTGTACTGGTATAACGTGGGTACTACCAGTGCCAACGATTTCCCCAATGATGTCAACACCGGAACAGTGACCATACAAGGCGGTACAGCCAGTATCACACGATCGCCTCTTGCGGATTTTACCACGGAAGGTGCTGAAACGCTTATTTTGGAATTGCGTTCCAGCAGTTCATCCGTCACGCCGCTGGCCACTAGTAGTACAGTAACGATAGTTGATGCCAGCACCACTCCCATAGTGCCCACTTACGATGTAGCACCCAGTGTGTACAGTGTCAATGAAGGAAACAGTTTGGTATTTTATATTACCACTTCAGGAGTGCCAGATGGAACTGTGTTGTATTGGACAATAAATAACAGCACCAGCAATAATGCAGACTTTGGTATCACCAGCGGATCAGTCACAATTGCTTCAAATGCGGCGCAATTTTCAGTAACACCTACAGCAGACGCCACCACTGAAGGTGCTGAGCGTTTCTCAGTATCAATTCGAACTGGCAGTGTTTCTGGCCAACCTGTAGCAACTAGTCCTACCATCACAATTGTTGATACCAGTACAACTCCATATATCCCGCCATCTGAGCCGTATATACCACCAACTCCAACTCTGGCGGCCAGTGCAGTTGGTCCCTATTTCAACTACACAATTCCAGGCCCTGAATCTAACACTCGAGCCTATTATGTACGAATTTACAAAGACACCAACGGCCCTGCTACACAATCATGGTCTGTAAGCACTGCTTTTAGCATACAGTCAGGTTTTGGGCAAGGCAGTAGTGGAACATTCAGCGGGGCAATTAATAACGCAGTAGTTGGATTTAACGGCCCGCACGATGCTGGATATGTGTATGTGACTGTATCAGCATCCGGCTATAATTCTTACAGCACTAGTATCTATGTTCCTGCAAATACTGCATATACTCCGTACACAGTTTCTAACGGATTCACACAAGAATTTGGTATACCTTCTGGCATTGCTGCCAGTGTTGTTGCGTTCTATACTGGTAATGGCACGTTTTATGTGACTCAAGATCCAGGAGTAATCCGTTATCAACTATATCGTGCGCCAGAGGCTGGCGGAGTAGCATATTGGTGTAATTTTTTGATAAACAACGGATTAACCACCAGCTCTCAACAATTTCTTGATGCGTTTGGCTCTGCTCCAGAGACATTTACAGGACCAAAAACCAGTTATCAGTATGGTAATGGTTATAATGTGTTTTCAGATAAACCGTAAGGAACAATATGTTAACAAAACAACAAATTATAGATATATTTGTCGCTGGAATTAACGAAACTCCAAGTGACGAATTAATTGAAGCTTATCAAAGTTTAAATTTTACCCAACAGCAACTTGATGAAGTAATTGCACGAAATCTTGCTGTGAAAACAGATTCAACATACACAGACCGTGTAGCAGAAGACTATCAAACATATGTGGAAGCAAGTCAGGAAGAACAAGCCACTTGGACACATGTTGAACCCATTCACAATAACTGATTCAAACTTCTTGACTAGATAATTATAATAGTGTATTATTGCACTATCTCGGAGTTATCTATGGACGAAAAAATTCAAAAAGCGTTTGAAGTTGTCAACTATATGGCAACATTATCAAATCAGCGGAGACTATTGGCTGAAGAAATAGATCAAAAATTAATCTATTATGTCAACGGATCAACATTCAAAATTACTCCCACTCTAATCAATTTTGCAAAATTAATGATTGATTTGAATCGCACAGTGGATGCAGTGTTTATCGATGACAACAATAATCCAGTTGTGGTAGCGGACGTGCAAGAATTTTTTGATAAAATCACTTCTCAGTATTTTGAAACCACTGCCAATTACTCCGCTAGATTCTTGGCCATCAAGTCCAAAAGAAAAATAAGCGATTTAATTGATTTATGAAAACAGTTGGTGCAGTTATTTTTGCTCAAAATAATTCATCCATTGACTATGTCAAACTGGCAATTTTTGCCGCGACTCAGGTAAAGACTTTTTTAAATATTCCCGTTAGTGTTATAACTGATTGTGCAGACTGGATGCTGTCAGCATATCCTAAAGAATCTATGATATTTGATCAAATTATTGAAATAGATTATGCACCCTCAAATAATCAAAAAAGATTTAACGATGGCACATTGTCTTCAAAATTTTTAGAATGGAAAAATCTAGATAGAAATTCAGTATTTGATTTAACACCGTATGATAGGACTCTGGTTATTGATAGCGATTATGTTATCAATTCTAACTCACTACTGGGAGCATTAGAATCTGATCATAACTTTCAAATATATAAAGACAGTTTTAGTTTATCGGCTTGGAGAGAAAACACTGAATTTATAAGAATAAATCAATACAGTATTCCTTTTTATTGGGCCACCGCGTTTGTTTTTGAAAAAACATTAGAAGTAAAATCTTTTTTTGATATTATTGATTATATTAAATCTAATTGGCAATATTTTAGAACACTGTACAGTATAGAAGTTGCTACATTTAGGAACGATTTTGCTTTCAGTATTGCAATTCATCTCATGAACGCAAAAACATCAGGTATATTTGCACATGAATTGCCAGGAAAAATGTTGTATATTTCTGATAGAGATTTATTAATATCTATCAAAGATGGTAAAATGAAATTTTTAGTTGAAAAAGAAAACCACCTAGGAGAGTATACTGCGGCGTCGTTGAATGACACTGATGTTCATGTTATGAATAAACTCAGCCTCACTAGATTCATTGATGGAGGTTCAGGTGTCTAAAGGATTTGTAGTTCTTGCTCAGAATAATAAAAATGTTGATTACGTCAAACAAGCCTATGCACTGGCGTTGAGTATTAAGGCAACACAAAAAAATGTAGCAAACATATCATTGGTTACCAATAATAGAGTTCCAAAAGAATACAAATCAGTATTTGATAAAATTATTCCAATTCCCTTCAATGACGATGCAAAAAAAACACAATGGAAAATTGAAAATCGTTGGAAATTATATCATGCCAGTCCTTATTATGAAACCATCGTGTTAGATGCAGATATGTTGCTGTTGGAAGACATTGGATTATGGTGGGATTATTGCGCCAATTTTGATATGCGTTTTTGTTCAAAAATCACAAATTATAAGTTAGAGAAGGTGATTGATACTGTGCATCGCAAGACGTTTATAGCAAACAGCTTGCCCAATGTATATCATGCGTTGCATTACTTTAAAAAATCCGAAACAGTTTCTGAATTTTATAAAATATTAGAATTTGTTGTAAACAACTGGGCATCATGCTTTGGCAAAGTAGCACCCAATGAATATCAAAATTGGCTAAGTATGGATCTTGCTTGTGCAGTTGCAATAGAAATAGCTGGACTTCAAGACATAATTGATTCAAATTCTCCGTTGCAATTTACCCACATGAAATCTCCTATTCAAGGCTGGACCATAACTCCAGAAAGCTGGCAAGATATGATTTCTCATTATCTTACTTCAACAGGAAATTTAGTAGTTGGAAATATTGCTCAGGGCAAGTTATTTCACTATGTGGAAAAGAACTTTATAACAGCCACGTTGTTAACAGAATTAGAGGAGTTGGCAAGTGGCAAGTCCTAAACTATACGCATATTTTGATATTGATACAGGTAATTTGCTTGCGTTTTCCAACGAACTACGAAGCGAATATGAATACAAAATAGAAGTAACAAAAGAACAATATCATCGATTTGTCAGTGGTATTGAAAAATTTTCTGACTGGGTAATTTGTAGAACAAAAAATGTAGATTATGAGTTTGAATTAGTTCAAAAAGAAAATCAGAGCATGCTTTTTAAAAATAGTTTGCTTGAAAAAATTACAAACAATAGCTCTGATCTTGCAACAGAATTAACAATTCATTTAGATGCTTTTAAAAAAGTTTGGGTTTTTATCATTACTGATGAATTTAGACAACGCATTTACGATGAAAATCACATTTCAGGTATACGTTATAAACATGTAGAATTTTATATCACTGCATCAAGTGATCCCAACATGTTGATACAGCAAGTGATAATTGATATTCAACAACTAATACAAGACAAAACATCTATACCGTTTGTGTCTGAACACGAATTAGATATCAAAAAAATCAATATTTTTACAAGAAATCCATTTTTCTCGTACAGCATACAAGAGTGGAGGGAAACAAATGAGTAACATTATCAAAGTTATAGAACAGGACATCGTATTTCTCAGCTACGATGAACCCAACGCTGAAAAAAATTATGCAGATTTATGCAACAAAGTGCCTTGGGCCAAACGTGTACACGGAGTCAAAGGATCAGATGCCGCACACAAAGCCTGCGCCGCATTAAGTGATACTGAATATTTTGTCACAGTGGACGCTGACAATATTATTGATCCCAAATTTTTGGAAGTTGAAATAGACATTGATGCATTGGGGTTAACTGCTAATCATGTGTTTAGTTGGTGCGGTCGAGTGCATGTTAACGGACTCATGTATGGTAATGGCGGATTAAAAATGTGGACCCGCAAATTTGTCAACAACATGCGCACACATGAAAATTCAGATCCTGCTGATACCAAAGGGTTGGTTGAATTTTGCTTTGACGATAACTACTATCAATTCAATGATAACTACAGTGAAAGTTTTACTAATGCAACTCCGTTTCAAGCATGGAGAGCAGGATTCCGAGAAGGTGTGAAAATGTCATTGGAGCAAGGTGCCAAAACCGCAGACCTGCGATCAGTTTGGTGGCAAAATTACGATAGATTGCTGATTTGGTGTAATGTTGGTGCGGATGTGGAAAACGGATTATGGAGCATGTACGGTGCTAGAGAAGGTGCATATCTTACCAATTGTACAGATTGGGATTATGCAAATGTACGTGACTTTGAATGGTTAACTAATCAGTGGAAAACCAAATACAGCAAGATCACAAATAAAATGTTACCATACGAAATAATGGGACTAGGCGAAACATTACGTCATGAGTGCGGATTAGAACTAGCAGATTTAGATTCTAATGGCAGTAAATTTTTTAAAACAGTTTACAATAATTCTCCAAGAATCATTAGGAGAAGATAATGTACGATATTGCGTTTCTATCATTCAATGAACCAAATGCAAATAATTTGTATTTTAAATTTTTAAAAAAAATTGCCAATCTTCCAAATAGGGTATACAGAATTCACGGAGTTCAGGGCATACATCAAGCTCATGTGGCCGCTGCCAAACTTGCATCAACCAGCATGTTTTGGGTTGTTGATGCGGATGCAGATGTATTACCCAATTTTAAATTTGATACAAAACTGGACCCTAGCGAAGAAGACATTGTACATGTGTGGAGAAGCAAGAATCCTATAAATGACTTGGAGTATGGTTACGGAGGTGTTAAACTATTACCAACAAATTTAACATTGAACATGGACACGAGTTCGCCGGATATGACAACTAGTATATCGCCTAGATTTAAATCCGTGCCCCAGGTATCAAATATAACAGCGTTTAACACAGATGAATTGACCACATGGCGTAGTGCTTTTAGAGAATGTGTGAAACTGGCTAGTGGTTTGATTTTTGGGCAGATAAGTCAAGAAACTGAAAAAAGATTAAATGTTTGGAAATACAATTTTAATGATAAACCTTTTGCTGAATATGCAAGAGGCGGTGCAAGTGCAGGTGAATGGTACGGCATAGCACACAAAAATAATCCTGAAGCATTGTTTAAAATCAACGATTATGAATGGTTAGAGATTGAGTTTGGAAAACACATTATCATGTTTCCTGATTTGTACCCCACTGATGCACAAACACTTAAACACGTATGTCTTGAACGCGAACGCGAACGTGAACGCGAACGTGAACGCGAACGTGAACGCGAACTCGAATCATTGGAGGTAAATTTTACAATAGAACAAATTAATCGATGGAAAGATGCTTTTAGAGAAGCTGCCAACACTAATGATGCGGCCCGGTTAGATACATTACTGCATAGAGGAATTGATGAATATTCTCGTGGCGGTGCGAGTGCGGGAAATTGGTGGAGAGAAACATATCAAGACGACCCGGAAAAAATGCAACAGATTACCAATGATAGATTTTTGGTTGAGGAGTTTTACTGGCATGTTGAAAATTATCCATTAGAACAATTTCGACCAGATCCGCTCATATGCTGGAGAAGTGCTTTTAGAGAAGCTGCCAATACCACTGATGCGGCCCAATTAGACGATTTGCTGTATCGAGGAATTGATGAATATGCTCGTAGTGGTGCAAGTGCAGGCAAATGGTGGGGAGAAACTTATCGAGACAATGCAGAAAAAATGCAACAAATTACCGATGATAAATTTCTAGAAGGGGAGTTTTACTGGCATATTGAAAACAACCCAGTGGAGCAATTCAAGTGAGATTTGTCATTAACGGGAATATTTCTGCAATTACTTTTGCACAGGCAACTGCTACTTCTTGATGTTCTTTTTGTGTACCGTTAGCACTGCGTAGCTCAATGAAATGAATCCAACTGCGCAATGTACCATTCATATAAAGTCTACTTTCAATCAGGCCTTCGGGTAATACAGCTCGAGCTTGTTCTTTTGCTATGCCGTTGGCAATGGCCCATTCGTACTCTCTTTTGGCAGCATATATGACTCGCTGTTGAGCTTGGTACCATTCATTTTGTAACAGTTGATCATCCACTGCGATGCTGTTCTGTCTATTTTTATCGTCTTGCAACCGTGCTTCTCTACATACAAACGATAGGTCTCGAGTAGGGTCAGCATATCGTTGACTGAATTCTTGGAAACTGAAACTTCTGTGTCGTAAGATTTGTCGGGCAATATCTCTTGTTGTGGTGATTTCAATACAGGCGGAGACCATTTCAAGTGGGCTCCAGTGTTGGTGTTTGACCAAGTATCGTATGAGTTTTTCTGATGTGTCTGTGTTGAGTTGATTGGAGGGATTGCTGACACGGGCGCAATACGCAATGAGTTCTTGCGCATCTGCAAGACCCAAATTTCTAAATTCCGCTGTGGGTTGGGAATAGGATAATAGCTGAACATTCATTATTTATAACTTCTTTTTCTTTAAGAATTTCTGTGTTGATTTTACAATATCTTTTTTAACACGTTCAGTATCAAGTTTAAAATCAATATTATCAATGGAATCTTCGTAAGTTTTTACAAGCTCACGAAGATTCAATTCAAAACTAGGCCATCCTTCGTTACGAGTGACTGTAGTTACTTTGATTTCCCACGTTTTACCATCTTTAAAATTAACCAAAACTGAATGCAAATACCCAAGAGGTAATACGTTGAGTTTTACTTCGCCAAATATTTCGGGCCAATGTTCAATGATTTCTTTGGGAAAGATTTTTCCCTTGGACATCATTTTTGTTTTTTAGTCGGCACTAAATCTTCAGCAAGTCTACGGAAGTTTGCGGCTTCTTTAGCCAACTTATCAGCTTGGCTACGATACAATTTAGCCTGTGCTTCTGGGCTTGAATCCGCAACAGCTTCCACTTCGTTAACAGATGATGATGTTGTTTTTGTAACATTGCTTTCTGCTGGTTTAGCATTTGGAGTTTCTGCTTGTTTAGCATCAGGTATATTTGATTTAACAGACAGATCGTCAATTGCTACACCACGTTGCTCTGCAATAACTTGATTAAGTTCCGACAACAGAATTGATACAGATGTTGTTGGTTGCATTTCAACTTGATCTGTTGAAATTTTAATCAATTTGCCTTGTGTATGCAATGCTGAAAGCATGACGCTACCATCCGGAAAATTGCCTCTTGCCAATGCATCTGCAAACTCATGAGCATCTTGTCCAGTTGTGCTTTCCACTAGATTTATAATAGCATCATGATAACTGTCTGGTAAATTTTCTGTTGGTACAATCAAGCAGTTATATGCATCGCCAGGCAGTGTACGATATGCCACAACGCATTTCTTGTTGGTAGATTTTACTCTACCTACGTGTTTAAGTTCAGCCATTTTGTTTTTGTCCTTCAGCTTGTTTAGCCACTTGATCTAAAAAAGCTGTTAATTTTGTATAAGTTTGACCAACCGCTGTCATTTCATTTGGTTTAAATGCACCGCGTGAACTGGCAATGTCGATGATAACTTTCATTGCATTTAAATCGTTGATAGTTAAATCATTTGGATTTTCTGCTGGAGCTTCGTTTTGTGGTAGCTCTTGGTTTGGTTGTACGGATTCAGTCATAGTATCTCCTTCGGTTAAGTACATAGTTAATTATCTCGTTTCCAAAAGCGGACAGGCAATCCTGAAGAAACTTAATTCTTTTTCGCTTTCAAAACCAATTCGTGTGTTATGC